TTACTGTACTAGCTGGAGTAGTGAAACTCCAAGTAACAGCATCAGTAGTTGTACCATTGACATACTGCAACGCTAAAACATCTCCCACTGCTTTACCTCTGGTTTGAAGCCGGACATGAGTGCGGCCTGGATGGTTGCTCGTCCCATTGGCACTCAACAGCGTCCAACTTGAGTTAGTGACTCTAACTTTTCCTTGTTGTACATTTTTTGCAACATTTTCTCCTGCGTGTTTAGCCATTTGTTTAAGTAAATTAAGAACGATGTGTTGTCTTAACTCACTGATTATCTTATGCGTCTGGAAGAGAGGAGAATGTTATTGGTTCAAGGAGGAAATGAACCTTACCATTCTCATCTCGGTCAGACGCACAAGCGTCTGATTTATGCTTCGGGATTTGCCGGAGTTTCGACTTTTGGCTCATCCTTTGGAAGCATAATTTTATACAATGCTTCCCTTTCGGGAACATTGTAAAAGTCGCTTAGTTTTGCCTGCCGTGTTTGACAGTTTTTGCAGTTTCTAAGCGAATCCTTGGACGATTTCAAATGTTCGAGACATAAGTTATCGAACTTATCGTTAAGGATTTTGTTCGCCAAATGCTTGGCGAAATGTTCCGCAATTTGCGGAATGTAATACTTCACTGATTTAGGCGGAATGTCGTAGGACTCACCATCCCAAATGCCTACAAAGTGTTCATCAGTGGGATTATAAAATCTTATCGCTTCTAATAACATTGCCTTTATCCTCCTTATTAAGTTGTCAAACTATCCAATCGTTAGCCAGATGGCATTCCATTCGCCATCAACACTAACTACTGCCGCTCTGCCGATTTCCTGAAGAGCCGTAACTGCTTGAGCCGTAATTTCAACCGCACCTGCGGTTGTGTCTGAAGGCACAACTGCACCTCCAATAACCGAAACTGCCGCTGTCGCTTCCTGCAATACTGAAGCCAATCCTGAAACCTGACCCCAGAAAAAATTATCCACCGCATAAGCGAAATCAGCCACGCCAACCGCAAGATTGGTTGCGGCAACCGGATTCTGAATCACATTTCTCCAAATTGAATGCAGTGAAACTTCAGATGTATCGGCAACTAAAGCTACCTCAATAGGTTCGGTCAGGTTGATTCGAACCGAAGTTGCATTACCACTCCAAGCAGCGTGGCCACCTATGTGATAAGCAATACCTGCTCCAGTAGAATCATTTACTACCGCATAACCATCTGCATAACCGTTAATCAAAGCTGCAGTGTTGCCACTATCAATAGTAAGAAACATATCTCCTACTGCGGCGGCATCACCAGCAACTCGGTTAATATGGTTGGCTATGTTAGCCGGACCCTGTAAAAGATTACCTCTTACTAAAGCCGCATCTGGGCCAACTTCCATTGCTCGGAAAACTCGGCCGTCTAATGTTTCGGCTCTTGAACCAAGAACGTGCTCCTGGGTTGTGGTTGCATCTCTTATTTCAGAACCGGTAAGAAATCTTGGACCTGTTATACTTGCCATTTTATTTACCTCCTTAATTAACTGATCTTAGCCGGTTATAGCCACTCGGACAGCCGAAAATCTCGGACCGTCAGAAGCTAAATTACCGTACCACAAGAGTTGACCGACCTCGCCGTCTTGGTTAACCGGCTCTTTCATTCCTGTCCAGAAGAATCCGTGCTTTTCAGCTTTGTGTTTCGGATGGCTTCTGAATGTGTGGAAGAAAATATGCTTTTCGTTAAGAGTGTACATTCTTCCGGTTGTACACTTCTCGTCCGCTACGAATGGAATACCCCTGAAGTAAAGCGAATTAAAACCTTGGCCTTGGGCCAAAGCACCGCTTTTTCTCGGCATTCCTGTTCCGTAAATCTGGTCATAGCCAGTGAAAGTCAAACTATACCTTACATCCTGATCCATCAACGCCTCATAAATGTTGAAGATAGCCGGAGTGCTTAAGATTAAAGTTGGGTCTTCTGCACCGACTTTGGCGGCGTTAAAATCCGTTGCAAAGTCAGGCAAAGTTACCGTTGCATCACTGGTATAAGTGGAACGCCAAGCCGTGTAAGTAGTTCGAGAAATACCTTCGTAAGTTACCACATTGGTACTGTCGTCCACTGCCGCTATAAGCCCGGTAATATCTTTTGAAGAATTGCCGGTTCCGTTCGAATAAAACCCATCTCCCATCGTATCTTTCATATCCGCCGCTTTTGATTCCATCTCTACCGCCAATAAATCCAATACTCTGCCATCACCCTGATTCACAGCCTGCTGAATACCAGAAATAACTATTGACTGATATTGCTGTCTTGGGTCAACAGAAGCCATAATCCGGTCTGAAGTTTGTGCTGTTGAAAGCGTGTCCAAACCGGCATAACTTCCACCGCTTGTAGATTTGACTATTTTAATAGGCAGAATAACTTGGTCTCCGCCCGGCCAGGGTCGTGAGTTTGAAAGAAATCTCATCAAACCAAAATTGCCGTTTAATATGTTATCAACGACTTTTCTGACATAGACCTGGTTGGTGACGGACAAGACGAAATCGCTGAATGTACTTGTTGGTCTTGCCATTTAATTGCCTCCTAATTAGAATCCAGCTTCTTTTTTCGCTTCTTCGGCGAGTTCCCAAAGAGATTTGTTCCTGATGTTTTCTTCCGAAAACTTAGAACCTAGCGTGTCTTGGGTTTTAACCGATGACGGAGATTTCGGTTTTGAAAGCAAATCCTTTTTCGTGTCCTCTTTGGCTTTGTCGGTTTCCCGTTTCATTTCCTTGGAGGCAAAGTATGCTTTTTCGACATTATCAATCCCGAATTTTTCCATCACCCTTAAAACCTCTTCCCTTTTGAAATCAGGATAAATTGCAGAAATATGGTCAAGCTCCTCGTTCAACTTGGTTGTTTCCGCTTCTTCTTCCGATTTCTGGGCTGACAGCTCCTCTCTTAAAAGTCCCCGCAGATATTCTCTCGCACTTTGCTCACGCTTTTCTTCTTCCGAAGTCGGCTGAGCGGGGTTTTGTCTTTTGGATTTTAGCTGTTCTTCAAGTTTCTGTCGAGTTTCCCTTTCAGATTTATACTTGTAGACCAGTTCATTAATCCTTTTTTGGAAGGAAGCTGGGACTTCCTCTTTACCCTCGGTCTCTTTTTGAGTTCCCTCAACGGCTGTTTCCTCGCCTTCCTCTGTTTTTTCAGTGGTTTCAGATTCCACTTTTTCGGATTCAAGTTTTTCAACTTGTTCTTTTGTCTCTTCTTGTATATCCATTTTAATCCAGACAGTTTTATTCCATGTCAGAGGGAAATTAAGTTCAGACAGTTTCACTTCGCCATATCAGAGGGCGGTCAAATTATTTTTTAAGCATTTTTTTCACCGCTTTCATTCTCATTTCTTTCTTATGCTTTTTCATTTCTTTTTCGTGTTTCCCGTGTTCCATTTTATTTTTTCCCTTTCATTCTCCTTTTTACCACTTTTCTCGCAAAGTCGCCAGCGTCTTCGGCGCTAATACTTCTGGCCACCGCTTGAGCCCGTGCCGAACCTTTGGAAGTTCCCTTCTGTATTCCTCTTATAAGTCCGAAGAATCGTTGTTGCTTTTCGCTTGTTGCCGGCATATTAAGAAATCGGCACTTGTCCTAATGGCGATGGAGCGACCCCGCCTCCTTGTGGAGCAATCGGTTGTTCCACCGGTATCAGCGTTCCCATTTTCCATTTCATAAGCCGTTCAGTTGTTTCCAAAGGATTTGGAAACTTCAATTTTTCAAATAAGGTTATCGGATCAACCGCTCCCATCTGCCACAAACTTATCGCTTGGTCTGCTTCCGACACTTCGTCTTTCGGCAAAGTCGAGCCGGACCTGACTAGAATCTCCAGCCCATCTTCAACATCTTCCGAAGATATGCTGAACACTTCCAACTGATTCGGGCCAAAGTATCTTATTTTTCTTTCTTCAGTATAATACAACTTCATCAACTGGACAAAATAGTTGCCGACTTCCTGAACGGCCCGGTCAATCTCACGGACAATATAATCCAACCTTCCCAAATCCGCTTGCTTCAATAGTATTCTTCCTCTAGCGGTTTCTTTCCCTTCCCGCTCGCCTCTGGTGGTTGAGTGAGTCCCGAACAGATTATCCAACGCCCGATTCAATCCCGCCCATAATTCAAAAGGATAATTAGGCAAAGGCGGAGGGGCATCCCTTCTCAAAAGATTTTGGTTAGCCACGCCCCGTCCGTAAATAATGATTCCGGCCTCGTTCCTAATCTGGTCGGATTCTTCTTTGGTCATCGTTTCCGAATCCACCAGCCAAGCCCCGTTTCCGGTTTTAGTGGCGTGATTGATGATGATTCGGCCGATGGCGTTTAGAGCGTCTTGAATCGGTATGGCCTGCTCCACGATCGAAGTTTCAGGCACTGGAGATTTTCCAAGAGAAAACGGAGCAATCAAGAAGTAAGGCTTTCTCGGTTTATGCAAATGGTTCTTTTTGTTATCAAAATCCCAATAAGGATTCTTTTCTTTTTTTAATATCTTATTCTCGTATTTGTAAGCCACCCACCAATCAGTCCAAACCTCCTGAATCGTCCAGACCCTTTTAGTAAGGGGCTGGTCTTGTTCAGCCGTGCTTTCGGGTTTAGATATACTGGCCAAATCATTGGCCGTTTCTTCCCCGAAAAAATCCTTGACCTCCTGAAAAGTCATATCAATCTTCTCAATCACATAAGGCAAATCCTCTATGAATCTGCCCCCATAATTTGGGAGCATCACTCTTTGGGGACGGATAAACTTCAGATTGGGATTATCCGTGTTTTCGTCCCAAAGAACCTTTAATACCCCGAATCTGTAAATCAAAGAACTTCTTGAAGCGTCTTCAAGTTTTTGGGAAACCATTAACTCATCGTATAGGTCGGAAAGAGTGAGCTGGACTTTCTGGGCTCGTTGGGGGCCAAGTTCGGAAATATCGGGGGCTTTGGCGATGAACTCGGCCGGACGGGAGGTGATAATCGGCAGAATGGTCTCCACCGATTCAAAAATCCTGTTCTGGACATAGTTGGAGAGATGCTGGGGGATTCTATCTACCCTGGTTTGCTTCCCTTTATAATAATCCTCGTTCTTTTTCTGAACTTCATAAAGGTCGTTGTAAAAATCTTTGGATTCGGCAATCCAGTTGTTTATTTTCTGAACCAGTTCCGTATCTTCCGGCAGAATATCCAACTCATCTTTTACATCGCCGGTAATCGGTTCTTCGTTGATATTCGTGTTTTCTACCGCCATCTAATTATATCCTCCTCTGAAACCATTTTGGGATTCTCCTTGCTTAAATCCCTTAATATCTTTTCTTCATTAGTGATTATATTCTTCGGCTTCTTCCGATATGCCTCGTCCAATTCTTTTTCTTTCCTTTTTTCTTCTCTTTCCACCGCCGCCTTTATATGTTCCAAATTTGATTGAGTTTTCCTATAAACTTCCCTGAACTCTCTTTGTTGGGGCTGAAGCATATCCTTTCTGTAAATGTCCTGCTGGGCTTTTAGAAGTATCTTTTTTTTGTTCGGGTGCTTGGCGAATCTTTTTTCGTAGGACTTAATCCTTTCTTCTTTTTCTTGGTCATTCATTTTTAACCACGCCGAGAATATCGGAGTATTTCAAAAACTTTATCTCTTCTTCCTCAATTTTAGCATTAACAAGCATCAACTTGTCAAATACGACTTTGTCGCCGACTTTAATATCCTCAATAGTTTCTGCCAAAGCCATTACTTCCCCCACGCCAAATTCTTCTTTTTGATGGGTGTCGGGCAATAAAATTCCTTTGCCTTCATTTTCATTCTTCAAAACCTTTATTAAAAGATATTCGTTTTTTGGGATTATCATATTAATTGTCAATCATCCAATCATAATGCTTTTCAAATAATCCTTTTATGGATTCACCGACCGGATTATACGCTTCCCTGGCCAAACCGGTTCCTTTCATCCCCTTATCGGTTGACATCAGACGCAACTTAACCGGAGCGGAGAAGAAACAGGCCAGCATATGGGCGATAACGGCATCATCGTGAAAACCTCCATCCGCTCCCGCTCCGCATTTCTTCACATCGTCAGTATAAACGAAAGTTCTCATCTGTTCAACAAGTTCGGGCGTATG